CGCCAACTCGCGAACGCCGCTAAAGAGATGTTGCGACGAGCGGAAAGCGCGGTGAAAGAAACCGACGCGATGTTGGCGGACGAACCTTGCAGCCTGATGTGGACCGAGTTCGCCGACGGCGATGTACGAACAGCCAAAGAAGCCAAGGTCCGTCTCACGCAACTGCTCGAGCAACAGACCATGTTGCGATTCTTCCTCAAGACCAAATAGTCCAGACCTTTTTATATCAACTTTTTCACCATAAGGGAACACATGATGACGATCGACGAATTGATTGAACGCCTTGAGGAATACCGAGAGCTGATCGGTGGCGATGCCGAAGTCCGCTTGATGACGCAACAGAACTGGCCGTTTGAATACGACCTTCACGGAGTCTGCTCGGGTGAAGAGATCAACGACCTGGACGAAAGAGATTCGCCGGACGACGAAGACGATGCAGTTGACGACAAAGACGATGTTACCGACGACAAGATTTTTTACATCGTCGAAGGAACGCAGCTTGGATACGGTTCCAAGCGAGCTTGGCATATCACTAACTAACACGATGGCGAACTGATCTATGACTAGCAAGACCAGTATGGAACGTATGCGATGTCCCGATTGCCGCAAACGAACGCTCCACTCAATCGAGCTTGGCCCACGCCAAGCCGATCCGGACCATCGGAAAGATCGAACTCGCGATTTCCACACGGTTGTATATCGTTGTTCCGCATGCGGTCGCGTCGAACATACCAAGCGGTATCCAGACCTGTTATCGCGGTTCTTCCATCGGACATCCGATGCTTGATCCACAATCCTTACCCATGCTTGGGGGTTGTCCCAAAAACATGGAAAACATTTCAAAGATTCTGGGACATCATCGCCACATTGAGTTGATTTTTGGTCCCGAACATGGCTCATGTTCATTAACGCAAAACGATTCACATCCCCTTTCCACACGGACCCGCCAAGATGACCAAGACCAACGACAGCCACGACAACGTAACCGACCTCGACCTGAAAATCACCAAGATCGAACGCCGCGCCGCCGGCTGCGGTACCTGGGTGATCGGAACGATCGACGATCGCATGACGTTCAACGCCCTGGTGTTCCCAGAACACGCCGAGAGCGAAGAGTACGAGATTGGCAAGAGTCGAATCTCGAAGCTTTGGGTGCAACGGACCAGCGATAAGAAAACGCTCTACAACTGGGATCGCGGTCTCGACGTTCCTGCACACGACACCGTAACGCAAATCGTGGTCGATTTCTTGTGCATCGGACTGGCAGATTTGATCTACGCCTAACGAAATGCCGAAACGCGGAATAGTTCCGTGTCGCGGGTCGGTGGTTCGACCCGCCTGACGATGGCAGCCAACCACGAATTGTTTTTGGGAGAGATTCAAATGAAGAAAGCAGATGTGAAGATCGGTGGGACCTACTACGCGAATATTAGCGGGAATAAGACTAAGGTTCGAATCGAAAGCGAAACTCGAAACGGCGGGTGGAACGCGACGAACTTGGCGACGAACAAGAAAGTTAGTATTCGATCGGCGCAGCGATTGCACGGCGAAGTTCTCGTCAAAAGTAAGACCACTAAGGTAACGACGACCGGCAACTTGACGATCGTCGAAGTCCCGCCCGCAACGGTCGAAACTTTCGGCGGCGCGAACCAAGAGCAACCGACGTTGGTTCTTCGGAAGCCGGCCAAGGCGAAGAAAGAAAAATCCGCCAGCCCGACGACGGACGCCATCGCATCCGAACCCAAGCCCGATAAACGATTGAGCTGCATAACGGCCGCGGTAAAAGTTTTGGAAGAAGCGACCGAACCGCTCAGCACGAAGCAGATCATCGAAGCCATGTCGACCAAAGGTTATTGGTCGAGCCCCGGTGGCAAGACACCCGAAGCGACGCTTTACAGCGCGATACTTCGTAACCTTTCTAAAGGTGACGCGTCGCGTTTTGTGAAAGCCGAACGCGGTCGGTTCACGGTAAGGGCGGTCCAATAATGCCAAGCAACACGAAAGCTCTACCAAGCAACCAGATCGCCGACGCGCTGCGGGCGTATGCGATCCGATTGGAACAGTGTTCGACCGTTCGATTGCGATCGATCCGGGTCGACGACCTTCAAGAATTGGTTTTAACGATTGCCGACATCCTCGATCGACCGCTACCAACGGATGCAACGGAACGGAAAGCGACCGCGTAGCCTTGGCACGCTTGCCAACCGACGCCCCACATTCGCAACGGTGTGGGGTTTTCTCGTGGGCTGGCGTAAATGGCCAAGAACTCGCCGCCACGCCACTGACCGCAAACGGTCGCGATACGGGGGATGCGAAATTTTCTCGGAAAATGCATGGCAGTATCTCGATGATCGGCTTGCCGTTTCGCCACCGATATCGCTGAATGTTGTTAACGCAAAACGATTTTTGAATTCCACCACCGGAGAAACGCAGATGACTACCGACGAAAAGAAAGCCAACGAAAAAATCCTCCGCGGGACCTTCCGCACGATGGACGCCTTTCAAGCTCAAGAGATTCGCGACGCCTACTATAAAGCGATCGAAGGCCTTCGAACCCTGGCGGACGCCTTGGAGATCGCCGACGCTGACAACCCTGGCCCCGCTAGCCCCCTGTTGATTGAAGAACACCTGTTGGCCTGCGAAGCCATCGGCACGATGAACCGAAGCTTACTCGGACGATTTCTCTAACCGATCAATTTGTAAAACGGAGGACTTACTATGAAAGAACTTCCCCGCATTGGCGACCGCATCCGGCTCGTGGCGATGCACGACGATCCCGGTCCGATCGCTACCGGTCAGAACGGAACCGTCGTCGATGTAACTAGTCACGGGAGTGGCGCAGACGCTTGGCATCAAATTGATGTCTCCTGGGATAGCGGCCGAGCGTTGATGCTGGTTTCACCGCCCGACGAATTCGAAATCATCGCCGGCGAAACGCAATGGACCGGTAGATCCATATCGATCGCTAGGTCGATCTCGGCTTGGACGCCGCGACTTGTTCGCCATCCATCGAGCGTGAGCACCAAAAGCTGATTGCAATGCTGAAGATGTTCACAGTCATGGGCCTGCCAGTACTGCCATTCGATTGGCAGCCCATACTGAACCAACGGATGGCTATGCACGATCGGCGAATAAACCGAACATCCAGCTTGCATAAGCGCCGCCGTTGCCATGCAAGCCGCGTTGAAACGATCTTCACGGACGAGGGGATCGGTGTGACTGTAGGGACTTGCGAGGTAAATCATTTTCGATTTCCCCTCTCAATCAATCCGCTCGGATTCTCCAATTCATTACATTTTTTCAGTTTAGCCCGTCGCCGCTTTTTCGCCTCAACCACATTATTAATGTGGCATCGCCGACATATCGATTTAACTCCACCTTTCCCAGGATACACGTAGAAATCAGTGTCTACTGGTCGCAACCATTTACAGCGAGTGCAACGTTTCAACCAGCGATCACCGACTCTATAACATCCACTATGAATGCGTTTGTGCTCTAAACGTGACAGTACCTTTAGGTTTTCGATGCGATTGTCGAGTTTGTCACCGTTGACATGATGAATCTCAAACCCTGGTGGCACGGGACCGAAATGCAACTCCCACACAATGACATGCTCAAAACGAAATTTGCCGCCCGTGCAACGGATGCGGCGATAACCATACTCAGTGACCGTACCCTTCGTTCCAAGTTTTACGTTCATCGCATGTTCTCCTTTCGTGGCATCATCGGGATTGGCGATTCGCCTGTTCGCTCGAGAATGGCAGGCTTGCCCGTAAAGCGCTGGTACCGGTCGCACATAACGTCACAATATGGCATATCGAGTTCCATCAAAAACGCATTTCGACCTGTCTGCTCCGCGCCGATCATTGTCGAGCCCGATCCGCCGAATAGGTCCAAGACGTTTTGGCCAAGTAGCGATGAGTACTGGAGGGCTCGTACCGCGAGCTCTGCAGGCTTACCCGTTAAATGAGTAAGTTGCTGTGGCGGAATCTTTTTGACGTGCCATAGGTCAGTGATATTATTCGGGCCGTAGAACTTATGACCGGCCCCTTCTTTCCAGCCATAGAACGCGAGTTCGTGCGCGCCGAGAAAATCCTTCCTTGTCAAAACCGGCCATTCCTTATTCCACACGATCGCTTGGCTGAAATACAAGCCATTTCGTTTCAGCGGCCCCGGATAATTTCCTATGTTTCCGTAGCCTCCCCAGATATAAAAACATCCACCCGGAAGCAATACACGTGCGATGTTTCCGAACCAAGAATTTAACAGCCGGTCAAATTCATCGTCAGATACGAAGTCATTTGCGAGGGGTCGATCCTTGGCTTGCATCTGTCGTCTCGGCTTGTCGGCGATTGCCGTTACCGACCCGTTACCTTTCGAGCCCTTCTTTTGCATGGCAGCCGTGAATGCTGCATTGCCTTGATCGTTCTTAAGCTTTCTTGATGCCGAATTATCGGAAAACGAACTCAACCCAGCTGCGATCGCATTCTTACTTCGCGGTTCAACTTTGACGTTGTACGGCGGATCTGTATTGCACAGATGAATTGGCTGACCGTTGAGCAATCGATCGACGTGCTCCGCGTTCGACGAGTCGCCGCAGAGCAGCCGATGGTTGCCGAGTATCCACAGGTCGCCTGGTTGCGTAATCGCTTCATCCGGTGGCAATGGAACGTCGTCCGGATCGGTTAGCCCTTCCTCGATTCCGTTCCCCATAATCCGAGCTAGCTCTTCGGAATCGAAACCCAACAAGCCAAGATCGTAGTTGGCTTCCTTGAGTGCATCGATTTCGATCGGCAGCAGATCGTAGTTCCAATCGGCCAGCTCATTGGTTTTGTTGTCAGCGATCCGATAGGCTCGAACCTGGTCGGGTGTTAGGTGCGTGGCGACGAGGACGGGCACACGATCCAAGCCCAACTTCTTAGCTGCCTTCAGCCGCGTATGGCCGACGATGATGACACTATCGGAATCTACAACTATGGGTTGCGAGAAGCCGAACTCCCGAATGGATGCGGCGACCGCATCAACTGCATCTTCGTTGATGCGTGGGTTGTTTTCATACGGTCGAACACGATCCAACGTCCACATTTCTATTTTCATACTTTATCGATCCTTGATTGAAAGAAAAAAACCCGGGAAACTGTGACTCAATCGGACAATACAACGCTGTCCGAAGCTGATGGTCTTAAAACATGAATCACCAACAAAAACATGGGTAAACTGACGCGTTATACCCCTAAACAAACTGTGACTTGTATTGCGACTTTTCCGGAACCCCTCTAAAGGCGTTTATCCTGCCCGTAGGACCCATAGCAAGTGGTTGCACCGGAGCGTCGGAGTGCCGCTTTCGCAGACGCGTTGTATGGGCTCGCATTCGCGCTGTATAGCGACTTGTTTTCGATTGAATGACTCGCGGTACAAAGAGACACGACGCAAGCGGTGCGGTCGTAGGGGCGACGAATGCGTTTTGCGATGGTGACGATGTTGCTCGTGTCGTGAGCGCAAATCGAATACCGCAATACCGCAATTCATCAAGGGGGGTCTCTCGCGTGCGCACGCACATAGGTATACGCGTGCGTGTATGATGTATTGATGAATTATTATTCTTATTATATATATCCTTATTTTTAAAGGCTTTTCGTTCTTTTTCCTTCTTGCGGTATTTCATGCGGTATTCCAATTCATCATCGCGGTATTTCGAGTCCTCGCCGTCCTCGGCGTGATGAATTAAATTCCGAGGCTAATACCTCAAGATCCAACCAACCAGTAAATCGTTCCCGGTCTGGTCTTCGATGGACCAGGGCCGCAGTCAACTAGCTTCTGTCGGCGGAGCAGTTTGAGGACGTCCTCGTGGTCACTCGGCTTCCAGGGCAACCGCCGAGCCAACTCCCATTCGGGCATTGGCTTGTTGTTCCGTTTTTCACTCCATGCGGCGAGGACGCGGATCATCTCCTTGGCCATCGCATCGAAATCGTTACGACTCACATGTCGGCCGGCCATACAGAGCATTCGACGAGTCTGATGCATGGTGAACTCGACAGCCCATCGAGCCGCATCGCCACCGATAACTGGCATTTGGGGGTTCTGGCTGATCGCATAAATGAGCGCCAATTTTCGACTCTGCTCGCTGACTCGCCCCCAGACCGTCGTCCCTACGGAGTCGTTGTTTGATTCGAATCGTTCGTATTCCCGTTCCGCTTCGGATCTCGCATCGATCAATATTTTTTGGGCTTCCTCGGTATGCGGAATGATGGTCGGCACCGGGTGCCAATTCTGCAGGTTCCCATGTCCCGGTCGATAGTCGTTCCACCATCGCGACGTCTCTATCACGCGTTCCGGTATTTCTAGGATCTTAGGTTCTTGCCCCGTCCCCCTCCGTCCACATTCAAGAATGAACATGCGGGCGAAAAAGCCATTGGTGAGCATTCGCTCCGACAAGGCCGCATAATAGTGATTGGGAATAGCGGTGCCGAAGATCACCAGCGATGGTTGGTCGATCGCACCCGGAGCCTCTTTGCCGGCCTTGCGACGCATTGGATAGATACTGTTGGCGGTCGAATAGAACGTTAAAAGCGTCGACATGATGTTCTCGTGGCGAGCGTCTTTCGACTTATTAATCGACTGGAGCATCCCATCGATCTCATCGGTCTGAAATAGCATGCTCGGTGTACTGAACAGCGCGTCTTGTATCCCTTCGCCAGACGCGAATCGCTCACCGACACAATCGGAAACGCCTATTTCATGCAGAATGCGGGTGTTGATCTTCCGCGGCCAGTCCTTGCCGGAAGCTGAATGAGCCAGTCCTAGGAGATAAAGGTTAGTGCGATTGTCACCCGAATCTCGAACCTTCCGGCCAGCAAGGAAGGCCTGCAACACCAGCGCACCGCTGAATGCCATTACCTGATTCGGATAGGGAGCTGTATCCAGGCAATAGTCCATAAGTTCGGAAATGAAACCTGGAACTCGCAGCAAATGTTCGGGCATCGTTCCTGGGTCATACGAATTAGGTAGCGCTTCCGGCGCCGGGATGTCGTCGTCGCTAAAGACCATCGGCGGCTTAGAGATAGGATCGTCACCATACCCTTGACTGCGTAGTTCGCGGGCCGCCGCTTCATAGTCGCCACTATGCTCGAGCAACGTATAAACGGAAAACGGTGAGTAAGCGTGATTCGGTTCAAAGGGAGCCGCGTTGCCGCTGAATACGTACAAAACTCGATTCTTAAGCGTCGCCGACCAACCCGATTGCTTGTTAGGCCGTCTCCAATATTCGTTGTCGCCCGGCTTCACAAGCGACCACCCGGAGGCCAATAGGACTCGGCGAACGTCGCCACGTTGATTAAAGTCGTCGCCTGGCCTCGATTGCCCATCATATTCGGCCGACGGAGTATGATCGATGACCGGAGGTGAATATGCGTTCAAACTCCAGGCGGCTTCCAATAGTAGTTCGCGCTCTTGCGCGGTTAGGATGGGGAGTTCGTCGAATGAACCTTGCAGCAACTCGTAGCCGGGACTTGGCGCGCAGAGAAAGAGCCCGCCCTCGCCGCGTGTTTCGATCATGGTCACAAGTTTTCCATCGCGTTCGGCTTGCGACAACTTTATGTTCCCGCAGACCGAAGCTTCCGATCGATACGCGACATGCAGTCCGCCAGACTGCGTTTGTTCGATGACCAATCTCGATAGCAGCTCTTCGGGAACCAGTGCCGACCAATCGTCGAACTGCGCCGCTTGAAAGTCAAAGTCGATCATCTCAAGGTTACCGCTCACGGCCCCGGTTACAATGCATACCGCATCGGTGCTCTCAGAAAACCATTGGTTTATCTGATGCTTGCTTGGTAGCGCGCTCTGATATGACTTCCATCCCGAAAGCGCTGGACGTTTCTCGATGCGCACTGCGGGAAGGACACTCAAGCCGGCTGCCAGATAACTTTGTGCGATCTCTAACACAGTGCTCCGATTCTCCGTAATCAAAATGGAACCTCGTCCGGGTTGTAGTCGTCAAATTCGACGACTGGCTCAGGCAGCGGCCCAAGCTCGTAGTTGATGATTCGCTCATACTCTTCGCCGGCTACCGCTCGAACCGTAATCGACGTCGTATCGGCGAGACCGCCGCCCTCAGCAATCTCGACTGCTCGTTCGATCGAGTCGGGGATGGGATCTGGCGACCGTTGCTTCCACCACGCCACCGCTTTTTGGCGAGCGTACCCGTCGTGCTCCAGGCAAACCCATTCCGATTTGTAGTGTTTCCAGCCGATTCGATATTCAACGCGTAACGTCCGTGGTGCGTTTTCGTCGGCGCCGCGTTTGACGTGAACGCTATAGAGAACTTCCCGAACCGCATGTTTCGTGATGGTTACTTGCCCAGAGAGAATGCCGGCTTCGCTGGCTTTGGGATCATGCTGCTGTTTTTCGGGTGGTGGAAACAAATATCCGCATTCTGGGCAGCTTGTGTATCCGGCCGCGATCAACGCGTGGCATTCCGGACATTCTTTAGCCGGCGCCGTTCCGCTGCCGTCATCACGTTGTACGACTTTAATCTGGTCGACCGGTCCGTGACGTTGAATATTGCCGCCAAAGTCAAGGATCAGACAGTTCTGTTTGCCAGGGTGCAATCGAAAACCTCGGCCGACCATCTGAACCAAAAGACCAGGCGACAAGGTCGGCCGCAGTAGGACAACACAATCGATATCGGGGGCATCGAAGCCGGTTGTCAGCACATTGACGTTGCACAGATATTTGAGCCGCTCTGGTGCGAATAACGAATCGCTATGCTTGTTACGAAAGCGATTTAGTATTTCATTGCGGTCGGCACTTGGCGTTTCACCGCAGACGAAACCACACTCGATTTGGTGCTGTTGCTGCAACACGTCGACGACACGTTGACCGTGAGCGACCCCGGCTGCGAAGATCAAAACCTTGTTTCGATCGCGAGTATACTCGACGATTTCAGCGCAGGCGGCTTTCACTAAATCGGGCTCGTTCATGAGAGATTCGACTTCCTCACGAACGAACTCACCGGCACGGGTGTGTAAGTTGGCGAAATCGGCTCGATGGATGCCAGCTTTAGAAACGAGCGGAGACAAATAGCCGTCGCGGATCAGCTCTTTTATGCCAACTTCGAAACAGACATGGTTTAAAAAATGATCTGGGGAGCATATCAACCCCGAATCGAGCCGGAACGGCGTTGCAGTGAGTCCGATAACGCGGACATGTGGATTGATGACTTTGCAATCGGCTAAGAATTGCCGAAACATACCGTCGCCTTCGCGGCTAATAACATGGCATTCGTCGACGATGATTAAGTCGAACGGTTCGAGGTCGCAGGCCCGTTTGTAAATACTTTGGACGCCGGCAACCAACACTGGCGTATCAGTGTCGCGACGTTTCAAACCTGCCGAGTAGATGCCCACATTAAGATCGGGGCAGAGCCGCTGGATTTTTTCGGTATTCTGCTCGAGCAGCTCTTTGACGTGCGCGAGAACTAAGACGCGTCCCTTCCACTGATTGACGGAATCAGAGACGATACTGGCGATGACGAGACTTTTTCCGGCGCCGGTCGGCAGGACCACGACAGGATTATCGTCGCGATCTCGCAGATGTTGGTAGACGGATTGAACTGCGGATTGTTGGTACGGACGCAGTTTCATTCGATCGGTTCCCCGTTGCGCCGTTTAATTCCACGTTCTTTCGCGAGAAAGCATTCAGGGATCGTGCCTAGACCTGCGTTCAAAGCGGTACACGTTGGGCAAATGCGATATGCGGGTCCGAGGGAATCGAACATGCCTTGGCATTTCAGGCATTGTCGTCGCCCCTCAAGGGAATGTGTGCTTACGAACGGTTGCACAAATACTACGACTTGACCGCCCGGAATCAGCTCCTGTCGTTCAATACATAAGCGGTGGATTTGGCTGTCGTCGAAATAAAGGCCGGCGTGCTGTAACGAGTCGAGAAGCGCTTTCTGGATATTGTCGATATCCCTTCGGCGTCGGTCCGGGGGATGGAACAGGATATCGACAGCCAAGGGTCCTGGTTTCGTCTTGATTCGCTTTCCCTCTAAGATCGCGCAGACGATTTTTCGATAGCTACGCGCCTCGCGACTGAGAATCGTCCGATTGCCAACACGTCGCCAGATCCGATTGACACTTGGGGGTAGCGGTAATATCAATTCCATCTGTGTATCTCCCTTGCAAAAGTCATTGCGGTTTTAAGTGCGTGCTGTGCCTATCCATCCCTGGACGAGCCTGCGCGATACAGGCATAGTCGATTCGTTCAACAGACTGTGCTGCAACGCTTTGTCACCATAAGCCACGCGTACGTTTAATCCGTAAGTTGCTCAAAGCTGGTGACCTGAAAGCGGCCGTACGTTGGCCGAAAATCGGCGATACCGACAAGTCGGCCGGCGTCAACGAGCATTGAATGCAGCATGTTGCTCGGAACGTACTCTGGTAGGTTGACCAAGAAGTGAAACGTGGCGCACCAGCCTGCAGACATTGCCGGACGAACCCGAGTTATGCCGGCTCGCTGTATTTGCACACGACATCGATGCTCATAATCCCATTCGGACGTACCGAGACTCGCAAGTGGAGTTAGGCTGATAACGGCGGCCTTGACCAAGTCCATCGCGCTTTTGCGAGGCGACCTCGGATCTTGACGGTATCGCGCTGCGGCGATAATCGATTGACGTACATACTCCCCTGGAATGCAGAGCTGATCGAGTTCGTTGCGATAGACATACGACTGCACATCATCGCTTTTTTTGGCGGCCGAGCCTTTCGCGGCTTTTGCTTTGGCCTCGACCGCTTCACAATTCCATCGATGGAAGAGCAAATCAGAATCGCCTACTATTGACGCTTCCACACGGTAGGGACGCGACGCGTCGAATGTCGACAGACCACCATTGGAAACTTCTGGTCCGATCGCTTTTTGACCGGCGCCATTACCATTGTTTTTTACTTGCATAGAAAAACCTCATAAGTGAAATAAAAGAACCACGCCTTACCATGCCGCTCCTCGCCTTGCCTTCTCGGGCCACGCCCAACCTCGGCGAGCCAAGCCAATCCATACCATTCCTCGCCCGATTGACCTAACCTCGACACACCTTTTCAGGGTGCGTTTTCAATAAATCCTCGACTTTGTCATCTAGCTCCGCTTCCAAGGAGATGGCCCTCCTGCAACGACAGGGGGCGTCGCAACGGGAGTTCCATATGTTCGATAAGCCTTGACGACATTAGAAAGTTCATCACAATCGCTCCGCTTCTTACATCGCACGTCGACAATGAGCGGCAGGTGATGTAAATCTTGCGAGTCTTTCGGCTGCATGACTCCAACCGCGCGACAGATTGCCGACAGCTCCTTGCGAGCGATCTGAACAGCGACTGCGTTGGGATTCTCTAGATTCAGTCGCACCCATAGCATGCGTCCCTTGTATTCGCCTTCGATAACTTCGAGGGTGAGTTGCAGATAGCTGCCACCACCTGATTTCGTCGGCTTCATTTCACTTTCAGTGATGACAGCGGCGTACTTGCCTGCCGGAATCGGGTCCAGCGGGCTGCTCGGTTCGACTTCAGCTGCATTAAATTTTAAACTTGCCATTCTTTAAGCTCCTAATGTTTGGGGTTGGGATGGGTTGGTGATTGCATTGACGAAAGCTGGCCACGAAAGCGGAAGCTCTTCGTGGATTCCATAACGGTTTTTGGCTACGCAAGACGGAGAGCCGTAACTGCGCAAGACACGTTCACCGCCCTCTTTGCCGATGGCATGAGCGACGGTACGTTTTCGGTTGAAGCCTGCATCCTCGGATTGAGTTCGCATTCGCCGGCTCGCGAACAACACCGCATCGCACCATTCGCTGACCAGCGCGGCCGCATGTTTGTGCAATCGCGGTGAATAGCGGTCATAGGGTGAGGATTCAGGGTCTTCGAAGCGTTCGACTTTCGAATGGGCGAGCAGGATAACGACCATTCCACGTTTAGCTCGCAACTCGTTAAGGTGATCGAGGATATCTCGCCAAAACGTAAGAGCATGTGTGTAGCCTCGAGCGTATCCACCATCGACTTTTTCGATCGATGGCACGGCATACTGCTGGCACAGCTTATCCCACACCAGGCGTTCGAGCCAATCGAGAGAATCGATGACAACTGTCTCGTATTCATGCTGCTCGTTGCGAAGTGACGTAAGCGTCGACACCACGGCGTCGTAGTCTTCGGCAAGCGGGAATTTATCACAATCGATCTCATCGAGTCCGTCTTCGGTCTGGATAAAGATCGGCTTGGGAGCTTGGGCTCCGAATGTACTCTTGCCGATCCCTTCGACGCCGTAAAGTAAGACTCTCGGCGGTTTGGGGGTTCGTCCTTTTTCGATAGATTTGAGAAGGCTCATTAATTCGATGGCTCCTAGTTTTGATTAGAAAGTGAAGAAAAACACGGTAAAAAACTACAACGACTCTATTTGCTCGACCTCAAATTCACCCTGGTCGTTGCAGGTAATGATGAAATGTCGAAAGTCGAGTTTCGCGACAAATCGACATCGGGGTGCAAGCACGGTGCGAAGTACTGAGCAAGCGTCTTTAAACTCAACGGACGCTTCTTTAAAGCGATCGGTGGCACGGACGTACCGACCTGCGGCAAGCAAAGTTTCGACGCGTCGTTCGATATCGATTGGTGAGTTGGCCATCTTGTTCCTTCTTGAGTTAAATGGTGTGTGATGAGTTTCTCTATCTCTTACCTACCCGGTTTGCGCAAATTTTGGACAGAAATTATAAATATTCTTTTATTCCCATCGCTTCGAACTTCGCGCGGATCTGCCGTAACCAAGTTCGGATCGTCGTGCGTGAGATTCCGGTGATCTGCGAAATCTCAGAGAATTTGTATGTCTTGCGAAGTTCAAGCACTCTCTGCCATTCCAGCGGCAGGGAAGCCACAACCTGCTCGATGTCGGCGCGAAGTTCTGTGAGCTCGCTTTCGTCACGGCGTTTGCGCCCCAGACGTGCATCCAATTCGTGATCCGAAATCGTGGCGGACATTTCAACAAGCCCGACGTCGGCGACTTCCACGAGTGAGCTCAAAGAGCATGTTTCAGAATCGTCGCGTTTGTCGGCACTGCGATTGCGGAGCAAGCTTGCTGCATATCGTTCGACGACCGTTGTAATGAAACGATTGCGATGCGAATGCTCAGGTTGGTAGCTTGGCCAACTCTGAAGAATGCGTAGGAAAATGTCTTGTTCGATGTCTTCGGCGTCCGCGAGAGTGAATTGGGCATTCCTGGCGATTTGCTTGGCTTTGCGGGTTACAAGCTTTCGAGTGAACGGATCTTCCATGGGATTAAAGTCAGCGTGCGTCATGCTTGAAAAACTCCTCTGCGATGCCCGATTCTGGGCGTCCTATTCATTGGGCGATGTCGGCGACGATCGAGAACTGTTCACCATCGAGCCGACATAGACTTATTCGCCGCCGAGGCATCGAGCATGCGCATGACCCTGTAAACACATATGTGTTGTTTGTGTGTCCCGTGACCCTGTAATGTGGCGCATATGTGTCACATATGTGTTTTTTGTGTGGTCCGTGACCCTGTAATGTGGCGCATATGTGTCACATATGTGTTTTTTGTGTGGTCCATGACCCTGTAATGTGGCGCATATGTGTCACATATGTGTTTGCAGAACACATCTGTTTGCCTATATACGATGACCCTGTAAGTCGACCAGAATCCACTCCAACAAGAAACAAACTCGTTGGAGCGAAGAAGATGAAATCATTAAATGGAGAATGCGACTGGGAATCGAGGATGAATTTGATTCGAGCTCGCGGTAGGAAGCTTGGTCTCGAAGGGGCGGACTTGGATGATGCAGTGCAAGATGTGGCAATGGCCATCTTGAAATTTCGATACGATCCTTTGCGATCAAACGGTGCGTCGGAGAAAACTGCGTTGATTCATGTGATGGACCGTCGCTTAATAAGCTTTCTTCGCAGCAAGGGACGTCGACTGAAGCATGTTGCGCCCATTGACTTGCAAAACACGAATGAAAGCAAGGGCCTCGAGTCACAGGATCGAACGATCGATATCAACGTGATTCAATCCGATGTCAGACTTGCCATGCTCTCAATAGATGAACTACAGCATCGAGTTTGCAGATTGCTGATGGCAGGCCTTTCTCAAGCAAAAACGCAAGCCGAACTTGGCCTTAGCCGACGAGAAATGTGCCGCCACATGAAGTCCTTGCGCGACGCCTTTGCAAAGCATGGTTTCTCGAAATGTCGAGGTGACTAAATGACCTTAGATGAAACATCGCAAACAGTCGATCAGTTTGTTCACAAAGCTCCAGAAATGGCTGGAACTGTTTCGAAAAGTGTGCATCATGTCACTCCCAAAACCGTCGTAGAGTCTAAATCCACTCCCATTCGCCCTTTGTCGTCGGCTTGGATGTCGGATGAATTGATCGAGCGAACGCGACATGTTTGGGAACCATACTACGGCCAGGACATTCCTGACGCGGATGCGATTGAAATACTGACCAACTTGAAGCGACTGGCGGAAGTTTTGATAACGTTCGGAACAAAGAAGGAATAAAAAATGAATGTGATCATTTGGGCGCGAGTTTCTACCCGAGAGCAACGTGAAGGCTATTCGATCGATGCTCAGTTGCGGGCCAATCGGGAAAAGGCACGGCGCGAAGGCTGGAAGGTCGTTCGCGAATTCGTGGTTGCAGAATCAGCCAAGCGTGGAGCGGAACGCACGGCTTTCAACAGCATGTTTCAATGGGTTAAGAAGAATGCCGCCAAGGAAAACATTCGAGCAATCGTGGCCCATAAGCTAGATCGCGTATGCCGGAATATGCGAGATGCCGTCCGCTTGCAAGAGCTCGAAGACGATTGCAAAGTCCGACTTGCCTTCGTGGAGAATGAGTTTGGCAAAGGACCGTCAGGAGCCCTTTCCTTCAATGTGATGGCGGCGGTGGCTCAATATTACAGCGACAACCTTCGGACCGAAGTTATCAAGGGGATGGAGGAACGCGTTCGCCAGGGGTGGCCGACCGGGCTCGCTGCGTTTGGCTACTTGAATGTGCCGGGTGATCGAAATGCTCCATATCAACCTCATCCCGAAAAATCGAAAGCGGTAATTCGCGCCTTCGAACTCTACTCAACTGGGCGTTATTGCTTTCGGACGCTTGCGGACCGTTTAGAAGAGGAAGGTTACACCTACACCGTAGACAATCCGAAATTCACTCGGACGGCTCTTTCGAATATCTTAAATAATCGCATCCACGTTGGCGTGATCCGCTACGGCAAGAATTTCTTTCCTGGCAAACACAAACCGCTGATCGACGGGAGTCTGTTTCGGGCCTGCCAAACGATTCTGCTAGGCAAAAACCATAAAACATCCGATATTCGACCCGTGCATGCATATTCCGGCGGTTTGTTTCGGTGCCAATTCTGTGATTCCTTAATCACGGGTGAAACCATCCGACGAAAGCTCAAGAGCGGTGGAATACGGGAACACACCTACTATCGTTGCGCAAATAATCAGCCGGACGTGGATCATCCGATTGTACGGTGGAAGGAAGACGACATTGAAACGGCGATCACTTCCGATCTCCAAAGCATGCGGCTGCCGGACGAAGCGGCCAGGGAATGGTTCCGTCAAGCGATTCGAGAGGCATTTTCCGATGCATCGCAGCGGGCGAAACAGCAGCAACGGGTATATAAGAAGCGACGAAGCGAGCTGAGCAACAACCTTGAACGGCTGCTCAACCTAGTTATTTCGGGGACGATGGATGAGGCGACCTATCGCGAACGGCGCGATGCAATCAAGGAGGAAATCGTACAACTCGACCGTGATGCCGAGTCACGTCAAGAAAATGCCGAAAACGACGAGAAAATAGCGTTAGAGGTTTTCGACTTAAGCCAAAATATGGGCGAGATCTGGGCCCGTTCAAAGATACCCCAGAAACGCCAGTTGCTCGAAAGCGTCTCTTTGAACCGAGCATTAAGCGACGTAAGTCTAGTCATATCAAAGAGAAAGCCGTTTGATGTTCTCACCAAACGGCCCTCTGTTCTATCAAGTCGGAGTGATAGGATTCGAACCTACGACCCTCTGGTCCCAAACCAGATGCGCTAG